TTAGGCTTGTGCAGATAAATATTCAGCCACTGGAACTTGATAAATTTTTGGAAGGTTTTCTATTTCTCTTTTCCCAGTTTTGACTAAGAGCCCATAAACAGGAATCATATACTCTTTTACTATCATTATTTTGCACCACCTTCTAAAATTTGTATTTTTACTCTTAATTCTTCTACCTCTTCATATAAATGAGCTACTACTTCAAATATATCTGCTTGAAATTCATTTTTCTGCATTTCTTTTTCCTCTTTAATTTCACTAAGAGGTTTTTTATTAATTATTTCAATCATTATTCAAAAGCACCTCCAAATCCATGGATAATACATTCTTCTATCGCAGTTCCTTTTTCTATAGTAAATCTTATGTCTATGCCCCATTTATCGGCTGTTTTGATATCGTTAGTAATCATATAGTGTTTACCAGTACTGACTTGAGAAGTTATGTCCTCCCATGTTGGTACTTCATCATATCCATTGTTGCAAACTTCTACCTTTGCATTAGCACCTATAGGTATAACCCAAGTCGGAGTAACTAATATCTTCGTAGCTGCAATATCTGTTTCAATAGGATTTTTTAATGTGAATTTGATTTTATCATTATACCTACTAAAAGTATAATTTTTTACAGCTGTAGCTCCATGTTCATCTATAGCCTCTATCCTGATGTTATGCTGATTTATTCCTAGCTTGTACCAGTCTTCATTTGAAATAGTAAATGTATTTGTAGCACTATCCTCTGCCTGATATTCCTCTTTTAATACATTATTGAGGTATGTTTTTACTGTAATTGAATTACCTTCATTATCAGAGACAGAAAAATCTACACTAAACGGCTCTGTTTTTTGCCCTAAGTCTTCGTCTTGACCATCTATGATAGGAGCTGTATTTGTTCTTCTGAATGTGTATCTTCGGTAGGCTATGCCGCCTTTTTGGTCATCTATTTTTATTTCTATAGTGTTTTCACTATTTAACTCTAAAGAGAATAAAGTTTCGTTTGTAATTTCTATTTCTAAATCTTGTTTTCTTGGTGCTCCGTTTATAGTCTTAATTGTAGAGCCATTTAGTTTTTCTGTTACTACTAAACTATCTCCTGCATCCGTATCATCTACTTGATATGAAATAACAAAACCTAAGTTTTTATCTCCTAAATTGCTATCTTGACCATTTATTGTAGGTGGAGTATTATTCGTCACTGTTCTTATGGGTGATGTAGTATAGCCACTAAATCCATCACTATTATGTGACCTAACTCTATAAGCTACTGTGTTCCAACCTTTAGTTATTGTATCTGTATAACTTCTACTACTTCCACTGTAGATTGAAGTATATGTTCCACCATTTACACTTCTTTCTAAATAGTAGGCAGTTGCACCCGAACTTGTACCCCACGATACTGTAAAACTTTTCCCACCTTCTATTATTGAAGGTACTGTTATCGAGGAAGGAGTGTCTGGTGGTTCTGAAACATATTCCTCTAAATATAATGTACCCGAAACAGGACTGGCTTCATTTAATTTCAATCTATAACTAGTATTAGAATCAACTTTTCCTGATGGGGTGGTGATGTTAACGGATCTACTACCAAATGTTCCTTGGAACCTTGCTCTTAATATTTTATCTCTCATATTTTCAATATAATCAGTTGTAATAGAGTTATCGAACATTGATAAACGGGCTCTTGCAGGATAACTGCCATACCACCCCTCAACTATTAATTCATCTGGACGATAATACATAGTTCCGTCAGATGAAGCACTAGCGATTATTTTCCAACCCATGCTATATCACCAACCTTTTCCCAACTTCATCATAGACCCCATGAGCCAGCTCAACACTATCCAAAGTGGCGAAATTAACTATAAACATATTATGACCTATACCATTTAATGCATTACCTTTAAGAATTGCCACCTCTATTTTAAGACTAGTTATATCATCTTTGTTTATATTAGCTTGTCGACTAACATTATAGATACCATTTTCTATATGATTCATCCTGTTGGCACTAAATGGACTACCTTCTTCTAGTATATTTCCTTCGTCTGGAATATGGGTAATAGATCCATCAGTATTTTGTATCTCTCTAAAGGTACCTGGTCTTTCTGTTATATGGTCAATCCATACCTGCTTTTCATATATATTTATCATTCTGCCACCTCCATAACTTTAATAGAAAATACTACTAGAAGTCCCTTAGTTTCATTCTTAATTATTTCTTGAGGGTTCTCTAGTAGTACCTTTCCACTTTTACCTATTAACTTTATATTTTGTATATCTCCAACTACAGTATCATCTAGCATTATAAATACTTTAAGTGTATCTACATCTATGGATGTCCTATATAGCTGTAGCTCTTTGGTTCCTGTTTTCATCTGTACTTCTACATAATCAACTAAATCCAAAATTGATTGTGCTATTTCTTGTATTCCCTCTGAAGTAATCACAGTTTCGCCCCCCACTTTTAAATGTATCATTATAATACGCTTTGTCTATATTAGCATTAACCTCTAATCTTAAATTCTTAGATATAAGTCTTAGTTTCGCAAAGGAAGGTTATATATTAAATATAAATAGGAAAAGGCATAATAGAATTTTTCCTTTTTCAACCAAAACCCCTTATATAGAAACCATGTATTATTTTACTATCATTATTTATTATCACTCTATCATCTTTACTTTAGTTCTTAAATCTACAACCTCAGATTTAAGTTTCTCTACTTCTTCATATAAACAAGCTACTACTTCAAATATATCTGCTTGTATTTCATTTTTCTGAATTTCTTTTTCTTCTTTTATTCTGCTAAGAGGTTTTTTATTAATTATTTCAATCATTATTCAAAAGCACCTCCAAATCCATGGATAATACATTCTTCTATCGCAGTTCCTTTTTCTATAGTAAATCTTATGTCTATGCCCCATTTATCAGCTGTTTTGATATCGTTAGTAATCATATAGTGTTTACCAGTACTGACTTGAGAAGTTATGTCCTCCCATGTTGGTACTTCATCATATCCATTGTTGCAAACTTCTACCTTTGCATTAGCACCTATAGGTATAACCCAAGTTGGGGTTATAAGTATCTTTGTAGCTGCAATATCTGTTTCAATAGGATTTTTTAATGTGAATTTGATTTTATCGTCATATCTAGTAAAGGTGTAGTTTCTTATTGCTATTGCTCCATGCTCGTCTATAGCTTCAATCGTAATTGAATGATTACCTATTCCTAACCTGTACCAATCCTCACTAGAGATAGTAAATGTATTTGTAGCTCCATCTTCAACCTGATATTCTTCTTTCTTGATTCCATCTAGGTATGTTTTTACTGTAATTGAATTATCTTCATTATCAGATGCAGAAAAATCTATTGAGAATGGTTCTATTTTTTGTCCTAATTTTTCATCTTGACCATCTATAATAGGAGCTGTATTTGTTCTTCTAAAGGTGTATCGTCTATAGGCTATACCGCCTTTTTGGTCGTCTACTTTTATTTCTATAGTATTTTCACTATTGAGAGGTAGAGAGTACAAAGTTTCGTTTGTGATTTCTATTTCTAAATTTTGCTTTCTAGGTGCTCCATTTATAGTTTTAATTGTAGAGCCATTTAGTTTTTCTGTTACGATAAGAGTATCAGAAGTATCTGCATCATCAACTTGATATGAGATTACAAATCCTAGATTTTTGTCTCCTAGATTTCTATCTGAATCATTTATTGTAGGTAAAGTATTGTTTATCACTGTTCGTGTAGGTGATGTAGCATATCCACTATATCCATCACTATTATAACTTCTAACTCGATATGCAATAGAATTCCAACCTTTAGCTATTGTATCTGTATAACTTCTACTACTTCCACCATATATTTGAGTCCAACTACCACCATTTACGCTTCTTTCTAAATAATAATAAGTTGCTCCTGAACCTATACCCCAGGATATAGATAAACTTTCTCCACCCTTAACTGTAGTTGGTACTGTAACTGATGATGGTGCAGAAGGTGGATATTTGGGTGGTGTATAATCTTCTTGTAAATACAGTGTTCCTCGAACATTTTGAAGAGAATCTGATGTATTTTCTCCAAAGTAAGTAGTCCCATAATCCCCTTGTGCTATTGTGGATAAAACCTCTTTACTATATCCAGAAACACTTGGCCCAGCTGTCCCAACGAAATAAGCCCTGTATTTTGCCCCTTCCTTCGGTATTAATTCGTCAGAATAGAAGAACCTATACTGCTGAGCATACCAACATCCTAACATCGCCGCCACCTTCGCCCCCATTACATGAACACATATACGTATATCTCCACCTTTTGATAACCATGCATATTCACCATTTACCTCTTTAGTTGCTACTGTTACCCAAGCCATCTATATCACCAACCTTTTTCCAACTTCATCATAAACTCCATGAGCTAACTCAACACTATCTAAATTAACAAAATTAACTATAAACATATTATGGCCTATGCCATTTAATGCATTACCTTTAAGAATTGCAACTTCTATCATAAGACTAGTTATATCATCTTTGTTTATATTAGCTTGTCGACTGACGTTATAGATACCATCTTCTATATGATTCATTCTATTGGCACTAAATGGACTACCTTCTTCTAGTATATTTCCTTCCTCTGAAATATGAGTTATAGAACCGTCTGCATTTTGAGTTTCTCTAAAAGTACCTGGTCTTTCAACTATATGATCAATCCATTCCTGCTTTTCATATATATTTGTCATTCTGCCACCTCCACAACTTTAATAGAAAATACTACTAGAAGTCCCTTAGTTTCATTCTTAACTATTTCTTGAGGGTTCTCTAGTAGTACCTTTCCACTTCTACCTATTAACTTTATATTTTGTATATCTCCCACTACAGTATCATCTAGCATTATAAATACTTTAAGTGTATCTACATCTATTGATGTTCTGTATAGTTGTAGCTCTTTGGTTCCTGTTTTCATCTGTACTTCTACATAATCAACTAAATCCAAAATTGATTGTGCTATTTCTTGTATTCCTTCTGGAGTAATCATAGTTTCGCCTCCCCACTTTTAAATGTTCCTGTCATAAGGTATCTTTGAGAAGTATTTGTCTTATTCGTATTTACAATTAATTTAGTATTAAAGCTAACTCCTTCATTTTGAACATAAGGTTTAGTTCCACATAAAAAAGTCCCACACATTAGATATGGAACTCGATATTCTTTATACTTAGCTTGAAGTTTTAGTTCTTTTGAATATTTACTTGTGAAATCATAATCCAAATGTGCTGGCTTTACCTCATCTATTGCATTAAACATATCACTTATATTTAACTGTATTACTTTTTCATTGTTAAATATAATATTGATTCTACCATCAAAGGTAACCTCTACACTACTTTTAGTAAATGCTTCAACTATAGCCTTTATCATTTCAGCATCTACCTTACCCATGCCCCTCATCTTAGCTTTTATAATACTTCTACGTTCTTCTAATGATTTATTTGGTCTAATTGGTAGCTTTAACTCTTTTTCATATATAGCTAATCCCCAAGTTGCAGTGTCGATAAAAAATTGTCTTTCTAAATCTTTTATCTCAGTATGAATCTTCTCAAGTTCAATCTCCTCAGCTTTCATAATCTCCTGAAATACTTTGGATTCTCTCTCATATGGCGGTAAATACTTTAGCATTTTACTCACTTATTACCACCTCACCTAATATCGCCACTTCTTCATTTTCTACTAATATATTTTCAATGCCTTCATTTACTCTTAAATCCGTATAATCCAATACTCCTTCTACATCCAATATTAAAGACCCTATTTGTGCATAGCTAACTAAATTCTTTTTAAATGCTATTTCTTTCAGATAGTTAACTATGCTTTCACTTATATTAGATTTGATTTCTTCTAGAGAATTGCTCATATCTTTAGTAATTGTAACTAATATATTAATATCTTTTCTCTTTGCAGATGCTACAGTGCAGAAAGCACCTATAGGTGCCTGTCCTTCCCCAAGACCTGTTATCTCTGGGTCAATATGCTTCTGTACTTCTTGAATTAAATCCATGCTAGCTGGTTGCTTATTTGAGTCTATTACTACTATTTTTACAGTATTATCGCCTTGCCATAGAGGAAAGACCCTAGCCTCTCCAACACCAACGACCTCTTTTGCCCAGTTAAGATAATGATATTTGTTTCCTGGTGTTGAAGGAGTACGAATCTTTTCATAATACCTTTGCCTTAGATCATAATCACTTTCATCATCATATCCATTCATAACCGCTTCAGTATTAGTTACAGAGGTTAATCCTGAAATAGTTATTGGAAAATGCTTTATAGCTCCTGCTGGTACATTTCCTATAGTTCCAGCTACCTCACATTCAGCCAATGCACTTGTTACTCCATTTTCTCCAATGACCTTGTTTTCAAGCAACACAAAATTTACTGTATCACTACCAATTAGATCACCCTTTTTAATACTAGATCCTTGAGAACCACTTATAACTACAGTTATAGTTCCTTTTGTTGCTGGTTTTCTTTCTATACCAGTCCTTTGATTAATAAACCTTTCTAAGTCTTCTCCTGATAGGTTCTCTATATCTAGTTTGTTTTCAACTTCTTTTATTTCTTTATCTTTCCTTTGAAACTCTATAGCGGCAGGCTTTGTAGCATCATAAAAAAAAGAGCCTTCGCTCCTATCGTATTCTTTGTTTATATTTTCAAGCATCCTATTGTGTATTTCTTTTACACTTTTCATGTTAAAAGCTCACCTCCTGCTTTATAAAATCACCATCATATAGATTTACAGTAAATATAACTCTTAGTTTATCATTTACTCTTATAAAATCCCAATTCGTAAGACTTTCTATTCTAGGATGTTTTAATACTTCTTGTGTTATTTCTCTTTTTAGTTCACTCTCAAGAAAACTTTTAGGATAGCTGTGTCCCACAATTAAATCTTCTATAGTAGTTCCATAATCTACTTCGTCATAAATCTTCCACCTGTTCTTCTGAGTTCTAAGGACTTTTTCAATCCATATTTCAATGCCTTTTTTTCCTACTACTTCTATAGGCTTACCATCCTTTAGTATAAATTCTCTTTTTTGGAAATCATATAAGAAAGTTTTACCCAAATCCTTTATTACATTAGAATCTTGTTTTGGTAATTCTAATTCAGTTATTTTAGGAAATATCATAATCTCACCGCCCAGTCAATAAGAAAATATATTTGTTCATCTTGTGAAGGAATTAATATTACTTTATCCCCTTCCTTTATAGTATCTGTTGTTTCAATATATGAAGATTCTTTGGTGGCTTCAATTCTTACAGGAGTATTTATATTTATATCTACTATCTTATGAGTATGACTTGAAGCACCCATCCCTCCATCATTGATACTATCTGTAGTTCCAATATATGTTGGAGGATTGCTTTGATTAAATTTAATCTTCTCACCTTCTATAATTATCTTTCTCTTATATTCTTTTAGAATACTAGCCCCTATAACAAGATTGCCTTTATCCAGTATTATATTCTTATCTATCTGGATTTTTATTTCAGGAGGCGGAGATAATACAGTCCCAACTATAGGTCCCATATATTTTATTGATTCTCTTTCTTTAAACATTTTAGCTAACTCACTTATTCCTTCCACTATATCACCCCTAGATTGACACTACATAAATGTATTCCATTAGTTACAGTATGATTGGCATTTTCTATCAAATACTTACCTTTCATACCAGTTAAAGGTTCTTCTATTTCAATTAGTCTTCCTGCTCTTATATCATCATGTCCTGGTATAGTTATGCTATTTTCTTCAAATACCTTTCCTAAATCCTTTAACATATTCTGCGCAACAACCTTTGCTTCACTAATGTTTTCCTTATCGATTTGCACTAATTTTTGCAGTAATCCATATTGGTTTATTAATTCACTATTTTGAACAGTATCGATTAATCTAATTTTATCTTCATTATTTATAATTACTTTAATGGAGTTTTTCATTTCTTCTATAGTTCTTTTTCTAGAAGGATTACTTATTGCATTAGTAGCCGACTCATAAGGTAAATTAGTCGCTAGTTTAAAAATAGGATTAATTATTTTATCATTTTGCTTAAAAATAAATAATCTTCCTTCCTTCATCTCCATTCTGCACTTTACGCCAGTTTCTTTTTCTACTAAATCAAGAATGTCTTTTATAACCTCACTGTGAACTTTATCAGCATATATCTTAGTTAATAATATACTGGGTATGTCTACTCCACCAACAGGTACTCCTGCTCTTGCTAAAACCTCATTTATTGCTGCATTAGAATTCATTTTATTGAACTGATAGGTCTCTTCAGATTTATTCAAGTAAAAAGCATAATCAAAGCAATTGTAGGGAATTGAACCTCTACCAGTTTTATTTTCAGTAACAACTATAGTTCTATTTACTTCCTTTTCTCCATTTTTTAATATGATTAGTGAACCTAAATCTACCGGACTTTTTGGAAAATACCTATCATCATTAAGAGCAATATCAAAATCAAGCTGTTCTCCTAACTCATTTATATTACTTCTCCATGTTATAGAACCTACAAGAGGAGTTATATTTGTCATACTGCTACCATTAACACACCAAAGTTCATGGCCCATATTATACACTCCTCTTCTCCAGCTTAATAAACTTAAATTCACTTAAAGACAATGTATAATAAACATCGCCAGAACCATCTTGCTCTCCATATTCAAAACTTTCAATAGTGCAAGCCATATTAATTGGAGTATCAGTAATAATCAGCCTTATAGGTATCCTTCTTTCTTTCCAATCTTCAATCATTTCTACATAATCCCAAGATTTATAGGTCTTATCTCTAATAAAGGAATATTCTTGGTTTGGGAAAAAAGAGCTTAGAGAAATAGACTTTAAGGAAGACAATCCTATAAGTTTTATTTCTCCTATTGAAATAGTATCATAGCTTTGATTATTCATATTAGATTGTATTTTAAATTCTTTAGGCAGAACAGGTAATTTGATTACTTGTTCTCTATTATTTACACTAATAAATATATCCATCAAATCACCCTCCTACATATTCGATAGTGCTAATTTTAATTGTGGCACCAATTCATTTACTATCTCGTTTGTTGACTTATTTACTCCATTTATATTTATGTTTATTGGATTGTTAACCTTTCCATTTCCTATATATGGATTATTGCGAGCTGGAATAACTGCTTCGTCTTTATGCAAAATTGCATTATAGTTATTATATGGGACTCTTTCAATGCCATTAAAATGTCTACTTCTTACTCCCTCCCTAAATCTCCTATCTCTATCCAATCTTTCTTGTGATTTTGGCTCTCTCTCACCGCCTATCCAGTCAGCTAGCTTTCCAATCCCATCTCCTACCCATCCAATTATAGCTCCTAATCCCTCTAGTATAGGTTTTACAATGCTCCATACAGTTTCTATTGTAGCTTGTATCGCAGGGAAAGCCCATTCAAAAGCTTCCCAAAGAAATCTAACACCTTCTGAGATTAAGGATAATATAGGTTCTATAAATTCCCAGGCAGTACCCATTACACTCTTGATACCTTCCCATGCACCAACCCAATCAATGTTAAGATTAAATATTTTTTCACCTAACCAACCAAATTTATCAGTTATCCATCCTACTACACTACCTACAACTTCTCCTGCCATAGGTAAATATTCCAGTACTTTTCCAAGAAACAAACCAGCTTTATCTATTACCCACCCTATACCAGTTGAGATATGCCCTACCCATGTATCAATTGTAGGACCAGATGCATTCATCCATTCTATCAGTTTTTCAAGATGTGGAAGAAGACTTTCTATTACCTTAAGACCTAAATCTTGTAATGTAGAATCAACAAAACCAGTCATAGTAGACCACATACCACTAGCAGATTTTGATAACGTAGCAGTTCCGCCTTCAAATTGAGATTTGAGTTTCTTATCTACGACTCCCATAAGTCCCAGCTCTTGAAGTTCCTCATCAGATACTTTTGCATTAAATTCCTTTAATTTTGATACATCTCCATTCTTGGCATCTGCCAGTGCTTCAATAGCCATATTAATGTCCTTCCCAGGATTAAGAGAAGCCATATCCTCTGCTATCTTTACAAGCGACATAGCTTCTGATGTATTTCCCCCAGTAAGTTCTAAAGCTTTACTCCCTGCTTCGACTACTTCTGTAGATGAAAATGGAGTAATCTTAGCATTATCTCTCAATTGTTTCATAAAATCATCAGTTACTTTTTGAACTCCACTTTCATCTAGATCTTGATTGTTAATTCCGATTAAATGTTTCATTGATATTTGCTGTTTTTCAAGTTCAGCACCTGAACTAAGGATTTCACTAACACCATATTTATTATCTAAATCTTTTAATTTTGAGAAGCCCTTTTTCACACTAGAGAAAGTTCCAACAGTTTTATCTTTGATTTTTACAACAGGTGAAAATACCTGCTTACTAAAAGATCTTAATTTTTCATTAACACTTTTTATTCTTGATGTAACCATATCTTTATATGCCATAGCTATAACAAGCTTCCTTCTAAAAGGTGCTAGTGATCTCTTTAAATTATTGAGATTCCTTGTAGCAGCTGTATTATTTAGTCTAATCTGATACTTTCTATTATAGATTCTTTCAAGAGCTATTCTAGTCCTATCAACACTTTTTCTGAAATCTTCTTGCTCTTTTTTAATTATTTTTAATGTAGCACTTACATTATCTTTAATAGTTAATGTTGCCCCTAGTTTTGCCATCTTATCACCTACCTTTTCGATAATAAATTAGAGACCCTGATTGGTCTCTAATTTGTCATCATGAAATAATACTATTTCTTTCTTCAATATCTAAATTCATACTAGCAATAAAAAACATTTTTTCAACATTGCTTAATTCTAATAAATCATTAATTTTGTGCCCCCTCTGAATGTAATGATGTATCATATACAATTCAGAGGAAGCATTTATTAGTTTTTTATGTTTTTCACCACTTCAACACTATCAATATATCCTGCCATTCTTACTATTTCTTTAGAAATATTAGCAACTTCACCGGGATCAAATACTTCATCTACTATATCCATAGGAGACACTACTTTATACGCCTTATGCAACTCTGGATCTTTTAGAGATGGTTCTACTACACAATTATAAATTAAATGTCTATCTCCATCAGATTCGTCTTCCATATTCATAGAATCTAAAACCAATGATCTATCAGGCTTCATAATAGTAATAGTAGCATCTAAGGATTTTATATATAATTGTCTTAATTCCTTCTTATCTAGTTTTCTTTGTTCCGCTCTAGCTATTAAATCTTGTAATGTCACTTTCTTAGCTTTATTCTTATTCATATTATTTCACCTCTATTCTATCAGGAAAATCCACATCTGAAGGAGTGAATCCAAAAGGAAATTCCCTTTCTAATTTTTGTTTCATTTCAAATTGCATTAGAGTTAATTCATTAAACCATACATTGTTAATTACACATCTTTCAGAACCGTAAGCATCAGGATCTCCTAACTTTCCTATCAACTGACTCCTTACATCTCGTCCTTCCTTCCAAGCCTTTAGCAATTTAAGAACTCCTCTAGAGAATACATGCTTTACCTTAAAAGAGCCTTCTCCTTTTAGTCCAGTCATTTTAGAATCTGTATCTAAACTACCAGCTTGATATACATCTTCTCTTTCAGCAGTAATTTTGGCCTCAAATGATTCCACTTCAAACACTAATTCTCCATCCCACCAAATTTGTCCCCAACTTCCTGCTATTTGTCTATATCCAGGTACTTTATTAGCCATCTAAATCTCTCCTTTACATATAAATATAAAATTCTAAATCTTCCATAGTATCTACAAATTTAATACTAGCTTTTGCAAATACTTTACTTCCAGTATTAGCTTCTTTAATCTCCTGCTCAGTCATATCTTCAGCACTTCTGCCATCTACTGTTGTATATCCCTTACCTAGCAAGTAATTTCTTTGAGCGTCTATATTAATTTCTGCAATATTTCCATAGGTCGGGTCTAATATATTATCCCTTTCTAATTCCTTGAAATAAGCATTAACAGCAGCCAAAAATAATATTTTATTGTCGTAAATGTTATTAACCTTACCTACATAATGTTTTTCAAATGTATCTCTAATGTCATCTCTCATTAAATCTATTGCATCAACTATTTTTATTTTCTTAAACTCTTCACCCTTAGTTGCAGTAGTTGTAGTTAATGAGTTTACTCCTCTTCCTATCTTAATTTTTTCACCATCATTAATTAAAATTAGCTGTCCTGCATCAATATCGGCATCAGGATCTTCATGTTCTTTAATACTAGTCACTTCATTTAGAGCATAATAAGTTGAACTCCTATCCAATGACATACCTGCAAATATCCCTGCTAATCTTGCTGAATATTGGGAAGTTGTATAATTAGTTCCACTTACTACAATATCATTTGTTGTAAAGTTGATAATTCCTTCGTCATCAGCCACATTATTAGCTAATACAGCTTTAAATGTCTTTTTATTTACATTTCTTTGGGTTTTAATCCAAGTTGAAATATTTTGTACATCTGCATTGTCTAGCTCTGGAATGGTTAAATAATTCCATTTTTTATTCTTTAGCCTTGCTAATGCTGAATTATAATCAGTAGACTCCAGTCCAACTCTCTCTATAATAATTTTTGTTGGAGTACCCATAAATACCTTATCTATATAGTCTTTATTTTTAGAAGTCCAATCAGCAGACTCTACTTCTTCTATCGACTTATATATTTTAGTATCAAAATTTCCTGTAGCGTCTTTTAAAATCATTGCTACAACACCCTTAGAACTTCTTTGTATAGCGCTTGTGCCTCTCGTTCTAAATTCAATAATTACCTCTGGTAAACCCATAAATCATTCCTCCTCTAATATAAGATTTTGCATTAATTCTGCATCTTCATATCCATAAATTTTATCCACATCTAAGCTATCAATATAACTTATATCAAATTTAAACTGTAAAGTACCGTCAACTATTTGTCCTTCTACACTATCTAAGGTAATCACCCTATCTTTTATCCTTAGAGCTTGTCCAAATAATTCTTCCAATTGCTCTTGGATTTCTAGGTTCTCTAATTCTTCTTCATTATTTGGAAAATATCGAATTAGCACTGTTACTTTTCTATGATAGTGGGCTCTGTTAAGTCTCTCTCTAATAATAGGTGAAATTTCAACAAAAAAATAAGGTCTATCAAGACCTTCTTTAGTGTTAGTAGAATATATTTCAATTGTTGAAAAATTATCCTTTAGAATAGAGTCAATAGCTCTTTTTATATCTGTTAATTTCAT